TTCCAGGAAGTTAAGGAGGCTTTTCCCTACTACGATGAGGACAAGCAAATCGAGATCGCAAACAAGCGGTTTGAGGATGAACTCATATGAAAGATGCACAGTACTTAGCAATGTTCTGGATACTGCCTATGAGTATTATCTCAATCATCATGCTGGCTCAACCACAAGAACCATCCGACTCTTTTAGATATTCATTATCATGGCACGTCCCGACCCATTTAAGAACCGCATAAAAGAACTCAACAAGTGGAAAGCAACTGACGAGTTGACTCAAGTTACATTTGACATGGGACATGAAGCAGCTCTCAGCTGGGATCTACCAGCAGCCTACGTATGTGTCGTCCGAGCAGTAAAGCAGGATGGCACAATACAAGAAAAGGCATACCGTCAAGCCAATGCAGCAAAGCGTTACATGAAAGGTCTACTCATGAATGATGACGACTACATCGTGATGACTGGTAATGCTGTAATGGACACCCAAACCGAAATCCCATGAACCCATGTGACCTCTCCGAGATTCTTGACAGACTCGGTTACTACATCAATGATGACACTGGCGAGGTGATGCTAGAAATAGATCCCTGTGGGCCTCCCATCATTGACAACCTAATGGTAATGCTAGCAGCTCAAGGGCTGTTGATTACTAAACGCAACCCAGAGTTTGAGTTAGGTTTCTACCTACCAAACTGGCGTACCTTCAACAGTATGGAGGAGTACTGTAAAGTATTTCCATACGAACAACAGTGTAAATCCTATGACATCTAACCTGACCCAACGACAAATTGATCGACTTGATGACTACGAATACTCTCTCTTTCTAGCTTATGGTGACGCATACAAACCTACACAGACAGTTCCTTCTCGAACAGGAAGCGATCAGCTGTGGGAGACAAAGGCTGCACGACTCCATGAAGAAATTAGAGGAGAAATCCTACGCTTCCGCAAGCGTGTATGGGGTGTCCTCAATCAGAGAGGCTCTTCCATATCTCGTCAAGACTATTGAAGATACGTTTCACAAACTACGTATTGGACAAGCTGGTAAGTTCTATCGAGAGATAGGATTATACCTTGACGACCTCGAACCCTTGGCGATAGCTACAATAGCTCTCAAAATAACTTTTGACAGGGTGTTCAGTAACAAGAGACAGTCAGATCTTATTACACCAACAATGAACGCAATAGGCTCTGCATTAGAGACAGAGTGTAAATTCAGATGGTACAAACAGCACCATCCTGGATTGATGAAATACATTGCGAACACTTACTTTCACGATGCTTGTGGCACAATGCAGAAGCAGATCATTGCAAGCCAAAAGTTTGGCGAGCGTGGTATTCGTTGGGAGGCATGGGGTACAAAGACAAAGATCTCTCTTGGAAAGTGGGGGCTGACTGCAGTTATGGACAGCACAGGCTGGTTCATGATTAGCAAACGTAAGACCCACCGCAAGAAGTGGGAGTACAAAGTTGCTCCGACTCCTATGTTTAATGAAAAGCGTGAACAACTTATTAAAACAGCTGAGTTGTTTGCAGGTATACCTTGGCCTATGCTAGTACACCCAGACGATTGGGGGTACGATGAGAATGGTCAGATTATCTACGGTGGATACCTTACCAACCGTATGATGAAAGGTCATGATCTCACTAGAAAAGGCAACCCCACCATTAAACACGGGGAAGCACCTATTAACTTTTTAAACAAGTTACAGCGGGTGCAATACTGTGTAAATCTTCATGTACTGCAAGTGGCAGATGAGATGAGGAGTAGAGGTAGAGTAATAGGTAAGTTTATACCTATATCACCAGCCTTTAAACCACCACGTCCACCAAATGCTGATGAAGATGACAATGCCAATCTAGCTTGGAGACGAGCTATGGCTGAGTCGTACAATGCTGACCGTATCAATTTCAAACGATCAGTCAGAACACGTACACAATTAGAGGCAGCTGAAAAGTTTAGAGGTGAATCTTTTTATCTCTGCTGGTCTTTTGACTACAGGGGCAGAGCATACCCCATACCAGCTTTCCTCACACCTCAAGACACAGACTTTGGTAAAGCATTAATAAGATTCTCTGAGGAGTCTAGTGTGACAGATGAAGCAGAGCTGTGGTTATCTTTTCAAGTAGCTACAACTTTTGGTTTAGATAAATGTACACTAGAGGACAGACATCAATGGGTGTCTGAGAATATTGAGTTGATTACTAAAGTTGCTACTGACCCAGTTCGATACTTGTCTGAATGGGAGTCGGTAGAAGAACCTTGGCAGTTCATGGCAGCGTGTCATGAGTACTACCATTGCTGTGTCAAGAAAGACAAGCCAACTACTGGTCTTATGGTTGCAGTAGATGCAACATGCTCAGGCTTACAGATCTTAGCAGGTCTAGCCAAAGACCGTAGCACTGCAGAACTTGTCAATGTTGTCCCTAGTAGTAAACCTAGTGACGCATACAAAGCGGTGGCTGAAAAGGCTAAAGAGTTTCTTCCAGCATACATGCACCCTTGGATGACCAGATCCGTGTGCAAACGCACGGTGATGACCATACCATACAACGCTACTAAAGATAGTAGTCGTAAGTACATACGTGAAGCGTTACTACAAAACAACATCGACCCTACAAAAGACGAGCTGACACAAGTTGTAAATGCTGTTTACAATAGCATGGATGCAGTCGTACCAGGGCCTATGAGGGTAATGCGATGGATAAAGAAGCATGTCGGACAGTACATCAGAAATGGTGCTACCGAGGTACAGTGGGTTACACCTTCTGGTTTTGTTGTCAATCAAAGAAGAGACGACATTGAAACTATGAGGATGGAGCTGCAGTTGTTAGGACGTACAAGTGTAAGGATACCAACAGGTAAAGTTACAGCTAGTCCTAGTAAACATAAGTCAAGCACTGCACCTAATTATATTCATTCATTCGATGCTTCGATCCTTCACAGATCATTTATGCAATTTGATGAACCATTCACAGTTATCCATGACTCTATTCTTTGCAGAGCAGGAGACATGGGAACACTCAATCGCCTTGTGCGAGAAACCTACACCAATATCTTTTCCGAGGAATGTTGGCTCTCGAAGTTCGCAGAGACCATCAATGCCTCAGAGCCACCGCCAATCGTTGGAACACTAGATCCTAAAGTTGTTTCAAATTCCACCTATTTTTTCTGTTAATTATGGCAACCACTTATGTCACTCCTAATCCTGTTACTCTTGATGGTTTTCAAGCAATCCTCAAGGCAGGAGAATGGGGCTACAAACTATCCGCACTTGTTCAAGATGATCTCATATCTAAACTTGAAGAAGAGCGTGAGTCAGCTCTTGAATGGGCTAGGAGCAAGGCTAAGAACCCCAAGAGGGTGACAGTCAAACCTGAGCCTTGGGAAGAGCTAGACAATAATCAAGGTACATATCACATCCGTTTTAGCTGGAGAGATGGCGACAAGGTATTTCCTGTTGTTGTTGATACAGAAGGAACACAGATAAAAGATACAGACACACCAATCTACAGTGGTAGTAAAGTTAAATTAGCTTTCTTCCAAAAACCATATGTCTTACCAAGCGGTGACATCGGTACATCGTTGAAATTAAAAGCAGTGCAGGTTGTTAGTCTTAACAGCGGAGCTGGAGTTGTAGACAATGGTGACATGACAGCTGATGAAGCATCAGATTTATTTGGTAAGTCAAAAGGTTTTAAGGTCGAGGAACCTAATGTTGATGCAAGCCCTTGCTCTGTCGAACCTGACGATGACTTCTAATGCGTAGCCACTTAGAGGAACAGATAGTAGAATTGTTTGAGGAACTTGATGTTGAATACGAGTATGAATCTGAAAAGATTTCGTATACAATTGAAGCCAAGTACATCCCTGATTTTAAAGTTGGGGATGTGTACCTCGAAGCCAAAGGCTACTTTCCATCCGATCAAAGACGTAAGATGAAAGCCGTAAAAAAAGCTAACCCTGAGTTAGACATTCGGTTCATCTTTCAAAACCCATTAACTAAAATATCCAAGCACTCCAAAACATCTTATGCGATGTGGGCTGAGAAAAATGGATTTCCTTGGTGTGTACATTATGCAATCCCAGTTGACTGGCTCAAATGAATCAACCTTCTTATATCACACTAGCTGTCCTGAGTGTGGTTCGTCAGACGGTAATTCCGTATATTCTGATGGACATACTTATTGTTTTGTATGTAACCACTTTGATAGCGGGCAGCCAAGTGATGAT